TCTAAAGCCGCAGGGTTAATAAGTTCTTCTATTCTTTCGACTGCCATTTATTTCGTTGTTTATTCGTTTTCTTTCGATACTTTTTTCAATTGCTTTATATTTGCTGCAAAACTCACAGAGAAGAATTTCGGTTGATATATTGTAGTTGTAATATTCTCCCATTTGTGTCAATATGTCAAGGTAAGAATCAAAGCAGATTTTCTCCTGATTCTCAAACTCTGCTTTTGTTTTGCTATATTCAGCCATATCCCTGTCGAAAATTAGCTTTGTTCTTGCTATTTCAGCATCAATAAGTTGAACATCTACATCTAATTTGCCCGTTAAAGTTGTTCCAAATCCCTGAATAATGTCCGATATCTCTAATTTTTTGTAGTTTACAATTGACTGCATTAAAGACTTAGCATATTCAAGCATTTGAATCTTATGTTTATTGCAGTTTATGTTGATTACAAGTTTTATATTTTCATTGTTATTGCCTATTATTTCGGTATATTTTTCTGTAATTTCATCAATTCTAAGCTTATCAAAGCTTTCAATTCTCTTTGTTTTTTGCTTTTGAAGCATTGAAAAATTACTATTTGTCGTTATTTCGATATAGTTCCTTAGCGGAATATCATAGAAATCGTATAACTTCGACAAATACACCCATTGCTTCCTCGTATTCGCTTTCTCTACAATGTTCATAATAGCCCTGCACAGTCTTATATAGAATGTAGTTCTCTTTATCGAGGACAGCAATCGATTTAGTAATTTTTCTTTGCGCTGAAATATTGCGCTTTCTCTTCTCTTTTTCATAAAAACAGCTCATTGATTTACTGTTGTTTCTATATAATTCGATAATTTTGCCCGTAACATATCGTTTCTTTGTTTTTTATTGTCCTGATTAAGCCCGAATAATTCCTTATCTTTATCGTATTTTTCTATTAATTTTAAGGCTTTGCTGTCATCGCTTCCAAATATCAGTTTATTATCTTCAATTCTAAAAAACATTGCTTCATAAAAATCTCCTTTATCAAAAAGCGTAACCCTGTCGAACGGCTGCCCCTTTGCTGCTTTTATCTGAATAGTAAAATTTGTGTATTCAGGCTCAATTCGAGAATCATCGCTTCGCTTTCCATCAAAAATATGTTCTTGCTGCATTATAATCATGTCATCGCCCATCCTTTTCAGAATGTTTATTGTTTCAGTATCAAAGTTTTTTATAACTTCTTCAAAACCGGATAACATTTTTTGCAAGTTCATTTGTTCTGATTTTAAAAAAGCGGTAGCGGAAAATAATCCAACTACCGCTTTGATATACAATTTACAATTCTTTTTTTTAGATTGCGGTAGCTGTAACGGAAACGCTCCCGGTACTTTCAATTCCCATAACAGGGACTGCAAGCGCGAGAAGAGCAGCCGGGTCAACTAAATCAATGGTGTGCGCTCCGGAAGTCAAAGTAAAGGTAAACTTACCGCTTGCATAAGTCGGATCTGCTGCCGGCGTTGTTCCGTCAACTTTCCAAGCTTCTTTTTTTGCAAGCAAAGTGGAATAAGTCGAAGTAATATCAATACCGGAACATTCATCCGTAATGGTAACCGAACCTGCCAAGGCTGCACCTGTTCCGGTTAAAACAACATCAATAAGTCCATTTATTGCAGATTGTTTCCAATCCATTGAAATAAAATCAATTTCGTCCTGATATTCAGTAACATCCAATAATCCGATGTAGGCAACCGGTCTTTGAACTTTCCCGTCAGTCGGCAATTTTGATTGAGAAAACCAACATTCGCACTGAAAGCCTGTAAATCCGGTTTCTGTTTGAACCCCGAAAGCGTTATCTTTTTCATCAATGAAAATCACAAGCATTTTTTGATTATTTAGTGCTCTTAATTTTTTGCTCAAACAGATATTACTGTCGTAAGTGCATGAAAACGAAACCTCACTGTCTTTGATTTTACGCTTATGACCGTAACCGTCCGTGTCCTCTACCGGGTCATCGGTATTATCAGTTAATCCGTTGAATCCGGGGAGAACCAAAAATCTGTTGATAATGTTTTCGGACTGTATTCCGGCTTTTAGCCAAGTTGTAAATTCTGCGGCTGTTTCTCCTATGAACTCTGCCGCATCGGGAGGTAATAAAATCGCTTTTTTGATTGCCTGAATGTTTATCTGGCATTTTGAAATCCCTGTATTTTTCAGGGTATTTACACATATACTCATAATTTTTTCCTTTCTTTTTTTGGTTTATAAAATAATTGCTACTCCAGCATCTGAATATTCAAATGCTTTTTCACGACTTACTATTTCAATTTGTCCGCATTTATGCCGTCTTGCTTGCGCGGTATATTGAATTTTGCAAGTTGTCGAGGTCTTAGGAGTTGTTTTAACCTCTTTTACTTCTCCAGAATCTGTTTTTTCATCCGGAATGGTTGTGATTTTTTCTTTTTTAGCAGTCATTGCCCGTGTTTTTAATTTTAAACTTAAAGTTTTCTATTTTAATTCCGTCAAGCCGGTTATCGTACTGGTCAGATTGCTGATTGTCTTCTGAATATAACGGTACCCACATCGAGGTTATTACTGTATCATACCCTGATGAAATAATATCCGTATTTTCTGAAAACTTTTCTTTGAAAAGCTCCAAGATAGGCTCAAGAATTTGCGTAAAGTTTGTCTCAATTCTTTTACCTATACGCATATCTTTTGCTGCCGAAGTTGCAATAATGATTTTCTTTATTGTAATTTCTCGCTCATCTTTTCCGATATTGTCAGCGTGAGTTTCCGGCATTACAACTGCGAATAAAGGATAGGCTTTAACGCCTCTTTTTGATAGTATTTTCAGTTCATTTGAAATTTCAACATCATAACCTGCAAAGAATTTTATATCACCGTATTTTCCGGCTGTATCAGCCTGAAAATCTGTGTTTATTTCAGTGCAAATTGTCTGTAAAATTTCGTATCCGGATTTCATTTATTAGATATTAAGAGGGTTGATTCGCTTAAAAATTTCAACATCAGGAATGATATACCATTCTTCATCGTTTACAATATCGGTTATTAAAGATACCATTTGATTCCACAAAAGAACAATTCTGTTATTTGCATCAGCTTTTTTTGAGTTTGCGCTGTTTGAAGTAGTTTCTCCGCCTGAAACAGAACGGGAGCTTATGTCATTTCTGAAATAGTAAAATGCAATGTAATAAGAAATAGGCTCTTTTAGACTTTCAATATAAGAATCAAGTATATCGTCATTCCTTTCACTTTCTTCAAGAGCTAAATAAGCAACTACATCTGCGTAAGTGTATTCAGTTTCTTCATTGCTGTCAAAGAACATTTTTAAAAATTTAGGCTCGTACTTATCTATAAAATCCTGAACATTATCGCGTATAGATTGCCCGATTAGATCAGTTGATAAATCTTCTACAATAAGTCCGGGTATTGAAGCCTCGTTTTTAAAATCTGATATTGCGACTATCATGGAATTTAGATTTAAACTTGTTTAGCTTTGTTGTCTTTTATTAAGTCATCGGCAGTCTCTTTTGTAAGTCCGACCGTGCGCCCTGCACGATAGGTAAACTTTCCAATTTTGACTGCTTGCAATAGTTTTACATCCACGTATGCAGTTGAAACATATCCGGGAGTTTTGTTTTCTGTTTTGATAACAGCATTTTTAGTATTTTCTTTTGTCGCTTGCTTAGCCATTTTAGTCTCCTTTCTGTTATTCTGATAACGTGATAAATTCTTCCCAATCTCCTAACGTGTCAACAGTTTCAGAAGTTAATTTACATCTGAAATAGTAAGTCGTAGCGGCTGTAAGTTCTGTAAGTGTAGTCGTGAGCGGACTTGTTACGGGAGTTATGTCAACATCTGTAATTACACCCTCAATATCGGTGCAATATTGCAGCTTAGCGGCTGAAATAGTTGCAGAATTTGAAGTGTAAGCGGCTGATAATGCTGCTCCGGTTGCCGTAATACTGCTTGCAGCCTGAACGCCAACAACAATATTATTAGCTTCAGTGGTAATTTCATACCATTGTCCGTAAGTTTTAACTTCATCAACAACTAAATAACCGCGCATGTAATACAGAGTTTCTGAATGTAACCCGGTAACGGAGCCTGTAAACTTTGTTTCTCCTTCTGTTTTTGTGCCTATGACGTCAGTTTTAGACCCCTCTTTATCGGTGCAATATTCAAATCCGTAGGCTGTTTGACCGCTTCCAACATAAACTCCAACAAGGTTAACGCCTGTGGCGGTCAGTGAAGCACTTACATACTCCACTGACTTCACGAATGGCGCGAATGGGTAAGTTCCGTTAAAATCTAAACTTAATTTACTCATTTCTTTTTATTGTTAGGAAACTGCTTCCATAGCAACTGCATCACCAGCTGTATTTAAAGGAGAAGCAATATTTACGTTGGTAGTTTGAATTTTTCCACTGTCAAGTTGAGTAATCAGAGTTGCAATATCGGCATACAGGAAAGCATCCGGAACGGTAACAGCAAAAATAACTTCCTCCTGAATGATTGCTTCAACATGATTCCCGATTTTGGTAGTCGTGTCTTCTGCAAATTCAAGATAAGCATTTTGCGTATCAGCCAAAATACACCCCCTCATAAAGTCGCCAATCAAAACTTTTCCTTTAGGAATGTAGGAAATTTCAATTACAGGAATACCGGCAATGAACGGAGCTCCGTTTACATAAGAAACGTATTTATCACCTATTTTATTACCGTTATAATCTTTCAGTGCTTTGATAGCAAAAAGCTGTGTAGGGTTCATCAAAATTGCCGTAGGCCTGTACATAGCAAATGTCTGACTTGCAATACATGCTTCCACAACATCACCGGCATTTGCAAAATCAACGGTATCGGCAAATGAATTGATAATTGTAAAGGTTGCATTTGCAAAATCTGTAGCCGGAACAGAAGAGCTATAATAAGCAGGAATAATAAACGAATTGTCGTTTATTTTAATAAGGTCAAATGTACTGTTATAACTTGTTGCATTAACAACTCCGGTTATCGTTACTCTCATACCTGTTTTTACTTTAGAAAATGCGGTATTAAAAGTGAATTTCGTCTGTGTAGGACTTGCAACAGTATTGTATTTAGTATATACATTTGCGGCTGTATAGTCAGCATTTGTCAAAGTTTCAACAGTAGAATAGAGAGAGGTTTCAGTAAGTGCATTTTTAACAATACCGCCAACATTATATCCATCTCCGTCTCCGAAAACAATTTGGAAATTTTCAGAATCAGAAAGCCCATTTGGCATCATTTGCATAATGTAATTTTCTAAAAATGATTTTGTTCTTAACAGTCTTTTTGAAATAGGTACGTGCCATCCAATCCTCTGACAACCAACATTTACTTCAACCATTTTGAAAGAACCTGCCGGAAGAACTCCATTCTCTGCAACAGCGGCGGCGTTTCTGTCAATATCTGTAATTTTTAAGAATGCAAGTGAGGAAATATTATCACCGCTTGCATCAATCGCATTTACAACCGACCGAATATTATTAATTCCGGGCTGTGCTTCTGGGGTAACAATATTTGTTTGCATTGCCGGCAAAATAGTTCCTGTATAATCGCTTGTCATAGATACTGCCTTACGTTTTAATCCCCGTAATGGAATTTCTTTTACAGAAGTTACATGTCCAGAAACAAGTTCATCGAATTTTTTACTATTTAACGCCTCTTCAATAGATTTACGAAATTCGTCTTTATTGTCTCCAAGACCGACACTTTTTGTTTTAAATTCGTCAATTTGCTTTGCCAGACCTTTGACAATTTCGGCGTTTTCGTTTTTAAGCTTTTCAAGCTCTTCTTTAATTGCCGCTTTTGCTTCTTTAAGCGTACTTTCTCCCATAGACTTTTCAATTTCCTTGAAACTGTCTTCAATTGCTTTATTAAAAGTTCCAATAACCCCCTTTTCTTCATCTGTCATTTTTTCAGGGTCTTTTGCTTTATCAACAAAAGCGAGCGGAGCAATAGCCAAAATGGCTAATGAAGATACAGGAGCGTAAAACGCAAAGACACAAGCAATCAAAATAAGCATAGTGATTGCAAATAGTGTGACTACAAATTTTTTCCTTGCCTTGTATCCGGCAAAACTTTTCTGTTTTAACAATCTAAATTTCTTTTTCATTTTCTTTTTAATTAAATTAATACTTTATTCTTTTGAACCTAAAAAGTTTCCAATACTTTTTATCGTAATAGTGTCAACTTGACGGCTATTGTCTTTTTTTTGAGTGTCCTCTGACGGCTCAATAGTATTTTCATCTCTTTTCGTTTCGGTTGTTTTTTCTTGTGTTTCAGATCCGACATTAATTGCCGCATTTTTCGATAATTTCATATAACATTTTGGACAATGGGCATAAGTTGTGATTTCTTCAAGACTTTTGTTTGTCCCAATAATGTTTAAAACTTGCTCCCTGATTTCAGGTTTAAGCTTTTGCATTTCCTCCCTTACAACATCATCAACTGTCCAACGCGCATACGAGCGAACAGCTTCAATAACCTGTTCGTTAAGCGTTTCTTCTCTTACACTGTTATAATCAAAAATAAGCCCGCAAGCTGGGCATTGTACCAATAACATTTCTTTGTTTTTCATAGCTTTTTCAATTTTATCGACATAATATTCTATACTTTTTAAAACTTCGTCTTTATAATTCAGTTTCATTTTTTCTTTAAAGAAAAAAATCATTTGTTCCGGGGTATATCCAGATGCTTCAAGGCTTTTAATTGATACAAGACCGGTCTCCTGATTTGCACCTAATTTTGAAAGCGTTGAAAATTCACCAAGATACCACTCCAACACTCTTTTAACATTCATTTCATCTCTTTTTATATCTATTACGCCAATAGAGTGTTGCATTTTCTTTCCCAATTTGGAAGCCATCTTATATTCGTGATATATATCAAGTCCTGATTGTTTTTCAATAAGAAGTTGACTTTCAAAAATTAAGTGCTTTCCGTCTTCCCAACCGCGGAGCGGCATCCCTATCATTTCGTTGTTGTTATGATTTTTATAATGAAAAATGTTCTGAAAGTTTTCTTTTAGCGTTTTGGTAAAACTTCCTTTTGCAGAAATATCACCCTGTGAATCTTCAATTTCAAGACCGTTAACGGCAATAGTAACGATTCCCTTGTCGGTTATTTCGTTGCTTTTTGTCTGTAATCCTAAATGAAATAAGTCTTTTCTCATTTTAATATATTTCTAATTTTTTCAAGTTCATCTGAATCCATTTGTAGAATTGTTTTATCATAAATAGAATCGGATTTAACTGGCTCAACTCCAAGTTCAATTCTCCACATGTTTAATGTTATAATTCCGTTCCAAAAATCAACCTTGCATCTGTTTGTAATTGCCTGCCTTGTTTGCTGCTTTTTTTGTTCATCAGCTTTTAGAATAGAAACCCTCGACCAATCAGCATCTATATAACAACCTGCTTTACTCCCTAAGTTCAAATAATCATTTAAGCAGTTTAGTTTGTTTGTAACGTAAGGGATAATAATAGAATCATAAACATTTATTTCAGCAGACTTTTGATTGTCGTATGTACTTAACTCTTTTCGTGGAATTAAGCATGACGGAATATTAAAGGCTCCTGAAATTTGAACAGCATCGTTAAACGTCTCCTCAAAAGGCTGCAACGCCTGAATATTAGAACCCATTTGCACATACTCAACCGGAATGGAATGTATAATATAGGGGTCTCTATTCCCTGTTATTCCGTATGTTTGTTGTGATTCTTCACGTAATTTCTTTTTTTCATCGTCTGTCATTGCAATATTTCCGTCAGCATCTCCACCTTTTCTTATAAGCGCGCCCAATGCTCCTCTTTTTGTGTAAATAACATTCCTTGCTTCATAGACGGCACAAAGGTTTGCAACTGTCCATTTTTGACTAAACAACCTTGAAAGTCCTTTGAAGTAGTCTGTAGTAAAATCACCTATATAATTGTCTCTTGAATGTATTACCTGTGACGGGTGAGCCTGAAAATTCTTCCTAAATGAAGAAACTTTGTAGTAATCTATAATATCTCCTACATTTAGAGTGTTACTAAAAACATCAACGTTGTATGATTTTGGAATAATATCAATGCAGTGAGACGGAAGAGAATAAAGCCTGTCTGTATATCTCCACCTTTCGCTTGTTGAGTTTAACAGATCGGAATTGGCAGGATTGAAAATAAAATCGTTTGCATGTAAAAAATAGTTAAGCGCACAAGAAACCATAAGGTCGCTGAACGTATTGAAAGGGTTTGGTTTTTGTAAAAGTCTGTAAACAGGATTATTTTCATCAAAAATAACATCATCCTTATCCCAGCTTTTCAGCACAAAATTTGCGTTTTTTACCCTGTTTGTAATGTAGGTTATCGGAAATTGCACTTCTCCGATATATTTAAACATCTCTACGAAATTAGTTCCGAAACATCCGTACGCAAAAATTCCGTAGTCAATGTCAATCAATTGACCTCGGTTTGACGAATATAAAACATTTCCAAGATTATCACGAACAATTTGATAGTTTTTTTCTGTCAGATTTGTTTGTTCTGTTTTCTGCTTAACGCTTTTTCTAACATCAAAACCGAAAATGTTCATTACTTTTATTTAAAGCTACAAAAATATGTACTATATTTGCACTTTCAGCATGAAACAAAACTTTAATGTACATTAAAATGGCAAATAGTAAAAAACAGTTAATGGAAACGGTCGATATAAGGCTGACAATTACAAAGGAAGTGTATAACCGCCTATATGAAATAAAACAACAAGACAATAAAAAAACGTTCCAGAGGCAAATAAGAAACGCAATTGCAGCACAGTTAAAAAAAGAAAAACAAATGGGGAATTAGCTCAATTGGCAGAGCGACTGCCTTGCACGCAGTAGGTTGTCGGTTCGATTCCGACATTTTCCACGCTAATCTATAAATAGAAATAGCTTCAGCTCTGATTGTTATAAGTACAATACCGAGCTTTGTTTTTAATTTAAAAAATTATAGTATCTTTGAAATGTAATGCTATGTTCACTAACGGGAAAATCCAACAAAACTTCTATTGTGATTTATAAATGTTGTTATTTTATTTTACCAGTAACATTAAAAAAGGTTGCAGCTACACAATCGCAAAGCAACCCCATGCAACTTTGATTTTTCATTTCTTTGACAAAATTGTGCTTATCTTCCATAAATTGCTTGTATTGTGCGTTCTGATTTTCTGCTGAAACATAAGAAAAGTTTGATTTTATAAGGGTTGATTTTGCATTAATCAAGGTTTCAGGATTATATTTCAATTCATATCTGCCGGTTTGCGAACTTGAATTACTCCTGATTCTATCTGTATAATTTTTTAGCTCCTTTCCCGCGTAAATCTTGCAAAAAATAGGTTTAAACTTTGAAATCTGTGAAATTGTATCTTCGCAAATGGTGTCAATATCCGATTTTGAGCAAACCACATCAACAACTTTGACAACTCCATTATCGTATTCGTATATTGCAGAGTAGCTATAAACGTCATAATCACTGCTGAAGAATGCGAAGCAATATCTTTCTTTTTTGTTGTCGTCAATAGTGTAGTTATCAAAATACATTGTTGAGGTTTCAGGAAACAGCCTGTCAAGGTCGTAAAACTCTGCTATACCGGTCAACACATCCGGTGCATCATCGTGAGAATTCTTCCCCTCTTTTTTATAACCCATAACACTACGATAAAACTCCGCCCATCGGTCTTTCCAGTCAGCCGGGAAATAAATAATATTCTGCACTTTTGCAGAACTTGTAAATATTCTTGTTTTTTTATTTGCTCCTTGATAGAAAGAATTTATCGTGCATGTGGTATTTCCGTTTTCCCTTATTTCTTTTTCCACATTACGTGCAAATCCACGTCCTCCGTTGTTACTCTCTATATTTGCAATCTTAACATCGTCCCTTAATAGCATTTTAGCCGTCTGATGTTCTGTAAACTCCATAGGTTTTTGAGTAAATAAAACATCTGTAACATAACAT